CCTGGAGACCCCGGGGAACATGTTCACGAACATTTGACCCATCTTCTTACCGGCATGGTATACGACCCACAGCGACGCCTTGATATTCCTGAGGGTATCTATGAATACTTGGGTCCGGGTGGCACCCTTCAGGAATCCCTTGGTAAAGGCGTCAAAGAAACCGGCAAATCCGCCGCCGCCACTACCCCTGACCTGCTTGATGGCGTCTGCTAGCTCTTTCATCACCTCCACCTGGTCGAGCTGCTTGTCCTCAGCCGCCTCAGCAGCATCTGTAATCTCGTCCAGACTGGTCCCCATCTCCCCCTGGGAGAGAGCTGTCTGGAGAGCTGCCTCATCCATGTGCATGTGCTCAGCCAGCAGTGACTTCTGTTGCCTGGTCAGGTCCTCCATCGACATGCCGGTCTCGTAGAACGCGTTGCGCATCATTTCTAGGCGCTTGGTTGGATCCTGCTCATTGAACAGTGCCATGGAGTCCAGCTGGATCCCAAAGGCCTGGTTAAGCATGGAAACCGACTCCGCCGCGGTCTCAAAGTTATCAAATCCCTCCGCGATGGAGGTCAGGTTCTTGATCTCAATTCCCAGCTTGGCGGCGTAGGTCGCAGCGGCGATCATTACCTTGTTGGTTATGCCGCCCCATGTCTTGGCATCCCCGGCCATCTCCTGGAAACCCGACATCAGCACCTTGGCGCTGACCCCAAACTTCTTGCCCAGCTGGATGGACTGATTGGCTGCGGAGTGCAATTGCTCGGTCAGGGTGGTGCCGGCGGATCTGGCCCGGATACTTATGGCCTTGAGTCCCTCATCAGTGATTCCCAGCCCCTTACGGTAGGAAGCCAGGACGTCGGCGTTGTTCTCCACCTCATGCATGAAGTGATTAAACTGTGTCCCCATTGCCTTGGCGGACTCCATGGTGAACTTCATGGCCTCCGCCAGTCCCTTCCGACCGCGGCCGAATATTTGACTCAGGCGCAGGCCGGTGCCGCCGAAGTTCTTGGCACCGGCCCGGAGGTTCTTGAGCGTCCCCACCAGGGCCTTGCCCTCATTGGAAGAGATGCTACCAAATCCCTCCTTAATGTCCTGGATGGCCAACCATATGGGACTGGGCCCGCCACCGCCACCGCCGGCCATCTCGATGAAATTACCGATAATTGAGAACGGCAGGGTCAGGATACTAAGTGACAGGTTCGCGAGGGCATCTATGGCGGTGGTGATAAAGGATCCCATGCCCATGAACTTATATCCCACGGATTCCACGCCTGAAGCCAGAGACGCAAGGATGCCTGTGGAGGCGGATGCCTGGCCGCCTAGGCCGGCCGTGGACTTACCAGCCTTATCACTGGCGGCGGCGTACTCGGCCCACTTCACGGCCCCCGCGGAGGTGGCGACGCCCAGGAGCCCGAGGGCCTCTTTGTTTTCCTCCAGGAACTGGAGTACTTCGTCCATTTGTTGTGGCATGTCCCCAAGCCCGGCCTGCATTGAATCGACCATACCAGACATTACCTTCGACTGTTGCTGGCTCAACCCAAGCATCCTCTTGAGGACGTGCTCACCCTTCTCAAGGGCCTTGTTGAAATTCTCCTGGCCTTTTAGGTCGTTGCCATTGGGCATAATGTCACCACACCACTGCTATTTGATTAAATATGTCGCGGGCAAAATTTGCCTGGTCAAAGCAGCCACTTGGTGCCGGTCTTTTTCTTGAAATTCCTGGCGGCCCGGTGCTTGGACCGAAGCAGGATCTTAATCCTGCCCATGTCGGTGGTCGGATTTGAGAGGGCCTCATACAGGGCCTTGGATGCCTGGGCAGCCCGGAGGGTAGCGGTCACCCGATCCCTATTACCAGTGATGGTAACCTGTGGTGACTCACCCAAAATAAACGCTGCCACCGAAACAAATAGTTTCCTGATTCCGGCTGATCGACCTGCCATGGTACACCTCCACAATGATAATTATGTCGCCCGCTGGAAAAATTCCTGGTTCGGGGGCATCAATTAATAGATGGCTAGCTGTCCCGGAGCTGTCGCTCCAGGTCCTCGACCTTTTGGCTAAGTTCCTGTACTGACTTGACCAAGACCGGAATTAATGACTGTGGACCGACTGCCTTCACGGGAAAATCCCATGCATCGTCCCACGCCTCAGCAACCATCTCCGGATAGGCTACCTCACAGTTTTGTGCGATAAAACCAATTTTATGAAGTTTTTGGTTTGGATCGTTCTTAAATCTAAACTCATATAATTCAATATTTTTTATGGTCTCAAGGCCGGAAACTTTGGTCGGGGAGACATCCTGCTTTATTCTAATATCAGATGTCCCATAAAATTCAGGAGTGGTTGCAGTGGAGCTGTTTCTAATTCCGCCTGAGGCGGTGCCATCTCCGTCAAAGAAAGCAGCATAAATAACCTGGCTGGCCATGGATGGAGAGTCCGTACCGCACTGAATCTTAATACCGACTCTGCTGGCATTATTTCCATCATTCTGAAATGTTGCGGCATATCCCATCTGATCATTAATAACAGACAGCAATCCATTAACCTCTGCCTGCGTGGCACTGATTGACACCTCATTATCGGCAATTATGTCCAGCTGCCCGTCCGCGGATGAATTGATGTATAGATTGGAATCCCTAAACTGGATCTTTCCTGTAGTGGTTAACATCGCTGAGCCGGATAGCACTAATGGAGCCTCCAAGTTAGAATTGGAGTCTGACACTACAATCCCTTCATTAAAGCGAACCCCGGAAGTTCCAAAATTTCTCGTCTGTACCAAACCCTGCCCCCTCTAAGTAAAACGTCTAAGCTTGGCCGGAGCGTTGGATCTGCTCCTGCCATGCATCTGTCGTGCTGCAGGGCCGTTCATGTGTGCCGCCCTGCTAGCCCCGGTACCGGTTTCATTGGACCGTTTAATCTCATTATTAATCCGCTGAATGAACCACATTCTCTGATAAATTGGCAGGGTGTATGCCTCTGTGTATGTGAACCCCATGTAGTACATTAGGATAAATATCGGTTCTAGATAGGCATCCCTATCATTCGACGTCAGGCCAAAAAAAGCCTGCCCCGAGGGGCAGTCTTACCTCCGCTTGGTCGAAACAGTGCGGACAGTCCATCCATGATTTCATATCAATTCCGGGTTCATGCTTTTCAATGTGTTTCCTGAGCTCCAATGAGTCCCTGGCAGGCATGCTCCTAACGAATGCGCTAATCTTGCTCCTCTCCGTAACCTGATCAATGGAGACAATGGCATTTTCCAAACGGCCGGTGACCTGGTTATCGGCCTCCATACCTGATTTTCTTTTCCTTTCAGTGGCCACCATCATGTCCCGTTCCTCAAAACCTGTCATGAACTTAAACCTAACCCTCTTCTTTGTGACAGGTAATCGAAACTCAAACTGATTAATGCCCTGGGCAACAGGTTGAATTTCCAACCTCTTAATTGGTAGTTCGCCTAAGTTAAAAGACTGTTTGGATCTCTCATTACAGGATGGACAATCTACCTCGGCCTTATACTCGGTACCATAACCGGTAACCCGAAGGGCCACCATTAGGGCATTCCTATCGCCAACTAGCATGTCTTCCACCCGAATATCACGATCTGTAAGGCAGGACTGGATTAGCTTAGTAATAACCGTGCCCTTCTTAATCAGGGCACGAGATGTTAGAATGTCCTCCTCCCTGGCAGTCATGGCCTTAATGTCAATTGTCTCCCTGTTATGGAGGGGACTATCCACTGGATACACCACACCACGGGAGGGAAGTGGTACTGATTCCACTGGAATCTCAAATCCAAAATCATCCTTCATCACGTTGGTGACCTGAATTCCCGGTGGTGGTGCGGTCAAGGGCTCATCAGCCGAGGGGGGACCGGGCTCCCGGGCGAAGATCTCATTTCTTACCTGTCTCTCATCCTGTTCAGACAATTTTCACTCCTAACAAAAGTATATTCTACACAATTGAACAACGATAAGTAAATAAAGTAAAACTTAATTTTTCAGCGGTAAAAAATTAAAAATAAAAAATCCCCCTAATGGCATTACAAACCAAAAGGAGGACTTTATAAATAGTCTATAAATGCTAGCGTTTAATCTAGTACTGCAAGACGCAATTATCAAATCTCATCGTCAGGGTAACGTCAACTGGGGCCTCATCCTCATAGGAGAGGTCACCAAATGCGGCGCTCTGTAGCCAACATCCCTTGAGGTCCCAGAGCTCCACCACCGTCCCAACCGGATCCAGCAACTTAATCTGGCAGTCACGCTTATAGAAGTCGGCATACCCGGCACGACCGGAGACTGTCTCATTGTGTGTCCGGACCCATTCCATCACCTGTTGGGCCCCGGAGGGTGCAATGGGATCGTGGAGGGCGATTGAGATGGTGTCAAAGGTTGTCTTCCCAGCGACGTAACGGGTGGAGTTGATAAATGGAATGGCCTGTTCAGAGGTGTTAAATGTTGGTCGGGTGGCCGTCTTCATCAAAAAGGCGTCAATTCCCTCAATGTTAAAGACCCAGCGATACTTACGCTTGGGCTCAAACTTATTGGGAAGCATATCTGTAACTGGTAATGTTTCTGCCATGGTGATGGTCTCCTAATGAGAGTGTCTACTTGTAATTATGTGGATGGACTAGAATCTAACTAAACTTCAACGCCACCGGCTCCGGGGTTAGTAACAACAAAGTCCAGGGAGATGAACTCAACCGACCTGGTCGGCTGCAGGAATATCTTGCCCCTGAGCGTATTATTCTCAACATCTGCCTGTGTTGTTGTGGTGGTATCAATTACCACCTTGTAACGATCCAGGCCCTGTTGTTTCTGGATGGTAGCCAGTATCGGATTAACAGCAGCTGAGAACTTGGCCAGGGTCGACTCCCTGTTCGGCTCAAACAATAAGGTATTTGCCACGGTTCTAACCCGCCGGCGAACCTCAATGAGCAATCGCCTAACGTTAACTCTGTCCAGCGCAGAGGCAGCGGCGAGGAGGGTCTTCTGACCAAAGACCAACGTGTTAGGAGTTCCCGGGAACTTAGTAATCGGATTAATGTCTGCATCATACAGGTCATCCAGATTACTATGATTTAGGTTAACGCGGGAGCGTAAAACTCCCTTAAGGGCTCCACGACTAAATCCAGCCGGGGCGTACCATGGGTGTCGGACAGTATCATTCAGTGAGAATGCCCCTAAGACAGCCACAGACGGCGGACACTGAACGTTAGTCCGTGTATTTGGATCCGTCAACACGACGTCCGGAAAGTAAGCCGCACCGAAAGAACTATCAAGGCTCCTGTTCCTGAAAGCGGTAACAGTATTCCTAACATTTATTTTTACCGGATTACCATCAGCGTCAAGAGAGGCGGTTACCACCGTGTCTATGGTGTCCCTCTCCTCAATGTCCATTATGTACAGGGCATCAAACCTATCCTCCATGGCATCCACGGCGTAGTCAGAGACAGACTCATGTCTCAATCCTGGGATGGCTAGAAGCTGAAGATCGGCAAATGCCTTCTCCTCCAGGACATCAACCGCTCGGCGATATGCCTGGACTGTGGGACCATCGACACCACCTTGGTTGGAGGAATCATCCATCTCCCGTTTAACGGCGTTATTGGTAAACTTGGCCTTGTCCTCATTGAAGACGTTAGCACCGTCAAAACCTCCGTAGAGATAGAATGAGAACTTAAGATACTTACGTGTGGCCGCATCACCAAAATCCTTGTCTATGTCAAGGAAACGTGAGTTGGTGAGTGCAGAGGACAGCGCCCCAGCACGCCTGTACTCAGCCAGATGCCACTCATCAGGCTTCGGTAGATCAGCAGATCCCGTCTTTACCTGTACCTGTTCCAGCGAGAACTTATTGTTATTGAATCGATCGACATCGAGAATGGTGCCATTAGAATCCGCCTTACCGGCGTTGTTATCCACAACCACGTTTCTACCTGTGGGATGGAAGTCCGGGAAGTACTTAGTAAGTGAGACTAACGTCTTGTCAACTGGCTTGGAGACATTCTTGTTCGGCTCGTCCGGGTCATTATAGACGTCGAATTGCACTCCCCAGTGGAGGGAGCTATTGGCCCGCTTGGTGGCGCCGGTGCCCACAGCAACCGACTTTCTCATATTAACCGGGGGTTGGACAACACGCTCAACAAGATCAGTGCCGCCGGCGCCGCTGACAACATGCTGGAACACTGATGGTTTGCCGGTGTCATTGGCTCCGTCGGTAGCTGACATGTGCGTCCAAAGGCTATTGTTGCTCGAACCGGAGTGGGTGTGATCAGTCCACGCCAGAATACCTGAGCCGGATGTCACCAGGTGCTGCGGTCCACGGAAACCAACCGGAAGGGCGGTGGCATCAACCTCCTCATCCCTTACTGCATCAGACATCTCAACCCGAATGTATCGTGACTTATTAGTGTGAGCGCCCTCGACCACAAGTTTCTGTGACCCCTCATTCTTATCAAAATCAAAGAATGTGCGCTGGTCGCCAACCACCCTTGCAATGTATCGGTCTGAATTGGGATCCAGTGTCAGGCCACGGAATGATTCCAGCGGAACTACAGTATAATCGTTATCATAGAAATCCCGGACCACCAGGTCAAATTTTCCATACTTGTTATTATTGTCCTTAGACTTCTGAAGGTTCTGAACTGAGATCTTACATGTAGTATTGGCTGCGGCACCGTCATCCAGCGCATGAACCCTAAACAGGTTCTTGTTACTGCCACCAAATTCCTGTGATATCACGAATGGTGATTTTGCCGTCTTGTAACGGGTCTTGAAACTCTCAAAGTTTGGAACACTACCATTAGAATCAAATGTGTTCCTGGCAATTGAACTCGTCAGTAGGAATGCTGTCATCTCCTTGGTACCGGTGGTGTCGACTGAATCTGAAGAGGCAGAAAGAATTGCCGAACCGGTGATCACTGCTAATTTAGTATACACGTCATAGTGTGTGTATAGATAGTGTCCTGCCTCCTCAATCTTGAGAGGATCAGTGTTAAGCACGTTGGGGAAATATGATGTGTCACCTGGGTTAAACGATGCCGTAATAACACTTGGGTTGGACGGAGAATTCTTGTGACCATTCAGGAACATCGTGAAATCCTGTTTGGTGGGTTCTGTACGAGAAGATCCTCCAAAATCAACCGCTCCAAAACATGAACCTGCTGCGTTGTTTCCAGATGTTATTGCAACGGCGACGGTTGAAGCTGTAAGCTGAGTATTGCCAATTCCCATGGGAAGATGACTACCTGACAGTGTGAGTGCCACACCATTCGGGGCAAACATAACACCACGGAGGAGTGGCTGAGCACCGTACCCTATGCCTAGGCCGGCAGGATTAGATGCACCTGTACCTGCTGTAAACTCCACACCTGTAATTCCGGCATCGTCCAGATAGCCTGAGCCGGCGGAACCGGACATAAAGCAACCTAGGAAATATGCCCTGGCTGAATAGTCTCCCCCAACATTGGTGTTGGAACCCACGGAGCCGTTTGACTGTGGAAGTTTATCGCCCACCACGAAACCGGCACTGGTGACAGTGCCGTTAGATGAGTCCTTCTTCTTACCGTCGCCGGTGCCGAGAACACGAACATATGTCCCGGCCTTTGCATTCTTAAACCATTCATTCAGTGCCAGAGGACCAAATTTTTCCCCGTCCGTCTTACCGAATACATTCTCAAATTCAGCAAAACTGGCCACAGTCACCGGAACAAATGCCGGCCCCTGATTGGCCGTCCCGACGACCGCGGCGGGAACACCTTCAGGTAATACCTCCCGGGGACCGCTAAGGTCAATTTCCCTGGTTGCGACGCTTGGACTTTTCCTAACGACTCGTTCCGACATGTTGTCCGCTCCTCTACCTTCTTAAATTAATTAGTCAACTTAAACAAACTCAACCCCGGCATTTGTTATTATGAAATCAATGGCAATGAATTCAATTGTCCGAGTGGGCACCAGTATTATTGTGCCATTTAACCTATTATTTTCAACATCATCTTGCGAATTATTGGAATTATCCATGACAATTCTAAACTGCTCAATGCCTGCCTGGGCCTGAACAACTGAAAGTAGAGGCTGTACTTCACCAATAAACCTCGCGCGGGTCTCTGGAGAGTTCTGCTCAAATACTAGGCGCCTGGCGACGTCAACGACCTGTCGCTTAACCTCCAATAATAACCTACGCACGTTAACCCGATCTAGCGCCGACTTAGCATACTGCAGGGTCTTCTGCCCAAAGATGACAAATCCCTCATTGGGGAATGTGGCAATTGGGTTAATCCTGGCATCATAAAGATTATCACGATCCAACTGGCTTAGCCTGGTATCAACATTATGCACGAAATCCAACGCGCCGCGGGAGAACCCGGCCGGAGCGAACCACGGATATGACAGTCGGTCATTGACCCCCAAGGCCGAGATAGCTGCTATGGACGCGGGAACATGGACAATTCGATTATTAACGTCATCCGTAATGAACACGTCCGGGAAATACGTCGCCACGTAGTTGTTATCAACGGCACGGGAATCAAATTGCTCGGCAGTCTCACGGGCATCCACCTTCACCGTGCTAGCGCGATCGTCAAATAGTCGATTCTTGTCCTCATCATATGACAGGGTGTCCATCAGATAGATGGCCTTACCATAATCCTCAATGTTATCAGCCGCATGATCTGTGATTAATGTGTCCCGCATTCCTGGAATGGCCAAAATATTGATGTTAACAGTCATGGGATCTGTCATGATCTTGGCAGCAGTCCGAAAGGAAGCAATAATGTTATTATCCTTATTGGTCCCGGCGTAGTTATCTCCCAGGCCATGGTCAGTATATCCGGAGGCTGCCTTACCACCACCATCAACTGAGCCTGCTCGATCAAGCATGTAAGCATTGTTCTTATCAAGGATATTTAATCCATCAAAACCACCCTGGAATATCGTGGTAAACTTAGCATAATCGCTAAACCGATTGAATGTCACGGAAGAGCTGTTCACTAGCGTAGCGAATGTAATTCGGTCCACGGCCGACTTGGGGTCAGTAATCTTATAAGTGCTGGCGTCCGGACGACCGTTCCTAATATAGGCCGCGCGCTTCATGTGGGCCTTAGCTGATCCCGTCACGTCGGTGAAGTTTTTATTTGGCAGGGCAACTCTTGCCAGGGTAAACTTGTGTGCGTTAAATTCATCACGCCCTGAGCCTGTGACTAACACATCAAGCTTCTTAATACCAAGGAACTTGGTGTAGGCCCTTGCTAGCTCATTAACAGCAGACCCAATGTTTGGATTGATGATAGAATTACTAACCTTACCTGAAGCCGTACCTGAGTGGGCTAGCTGTTGGGTAAAGGCACCCCAGTATAATCTGGGATCAACACGCTCGGTAGCACCCACATCACCATGCATACCACCGGCAAAAGAACTTGATGCTGTCGCGCCACGCGTGACCTTATATCTATATGGAAGCGGTGGTATCACTGCGCCTGTAAGGAATGTTGCGTAACCACCTACACCACCGCGGCTGGACGAACCGGCCAGGCGTGTTACCTGGGACCCAAGTTCTTTACCCGCGGAGTCCTTTAATGGGGCTGATGTATCAGTATGTGCTGTGAGACCGTCTGTCGTCTTTAATATCGCGAGGCCGCGGAAACCAAAGGGAAGACATTTCTCAGGAATGTTCCCTTCCTCGACGGCATTCTTCATCACGACCCTAATCAATGATGATATGTTTGGATACTTACCTGTGACCACAACACGACGCTCATCCTCAAGCTCGGCATCATGATCAAAGAAAGCCTTGGTGTCGCCAACTATCTTTGCGATATACCTGTCACTGTTTGGATCTATATTACATTCGGTGAACTGCTCAACGACCTTAGGTGCCAGGTCGGAGTCACCAAACTCCCTTACCATTACAGTGAATGACCCAAAATCTGATCGCGGATTCGTTGAGGCCTTCACATTGGATATGGAAATTTTGTACCTATCATTTGCATAAGTACCATCGGATAGCGTTTCAAAGTGAAATAGATCGTACTCAGTGCCGCCGAAGGGCTGTGAGATAATGTTTGGTGTCTTTGGTGTCGTATAGCGTGTATCAAACCTACCAAAAGCATCTCTAAATGCAACACTTGTATCACCACTGACACCGGATTGGCGGCCGGTGCCTGATAATATAGCAACTGCGCAGGCACCACCGGAAGTAGATCTTATTGGCGTTGTTGTGAGGTGCGCCACCTCATTATCAACTGCAAAATCAGCGTAAAGAAGGTGCTCTTCCTGTTGAAACTTTGAAGGATCAGTGTTAAGTACCTTTGCAATGTAATGATCACTGGCCGGATTTAAGCTAGCAGTTAGGAGCCTAACACCTGGATAATTATCATCGTTGGAAAAACCTGTTCCCGCGGACGAAGATATAGCAATCAGAAAAAGACCGGATCCGTCAGGGTCGGCGAATGATTGAGACAGGTGGGCATAGTTTGAGGCCTGAGTGCTATCCAATGGGGCATTCCTACCTAATCCCGGACCATCAAATACTTGGGCACGGGTACCGGTCGCTGTGAATACCATCCCCCGGACCAGATTAACTATCTGATCACCGTGACCATACTTTACCGAAAATGTCCCGTTGTCATGGAAAAGTGGTAAACCATTTTCTGATACTGAGTCACCTGTACCTGATATTACGTGTCGACCACAGATAAATTGGACGACACCCCTGTGGTAGTCTCCTCCGCCGTCGACAGCAGTTGAAGCTATTCGGAAGCCAGCATTCTTTACTGTCCCCTTGTTGTCTGTGGTACTAATGTCTGCAGTTGATTTATTCGCGCCGGCGCCGAGTGTCCTCATGTAGGTCACAGCTCCATCGCCACGCTTATCCAAAAACTGCTTAACAGCGTATGGGCCGAACCTGTTTGAGTCCAGTGTTCCAAATCTTGTTTCAAAATCAGCAAACGAACCAACAGTCACGGGAACGAAGGCCGGGCCCTTCTCTGCTGTTCCAATAATACCGGCGGGCGTTCCAAGTGGCGCCTTTTCACGCTGAGAAAGGTCTATCTCCCTCTCAAAAAATCCAGGTGAACGGAAGGTTTGCTCTGCCATTGGCTATATCTCCTTAGACTAACGCTGTCTTATGTAAATATGTCGGGGGAAACCTAATTTCACCACTACAAGTTGAATGATTCTATGTCGGAAGTTATGCCTTCCCTATAAACAGTTTCGCCCTTTCTCCTATTTTGAGTTTTGACGACAATAATCTTCGTAACTTCTTGACCAGAGAATGGATCCTTCTCAATTCTTACAAATCGATTTTCTTTATTTCCGGATTTAAATCCGCCGATTGTTGTGGTTCTTACCTCATTAACGCCTGCTGAACCCCCGGCACCGGTTTTAATCTGTGAGGCATTAGAGCCAGCTGGGACTCCTCCGGGGCGACCGATACCATCACCTGGAAGGATGTTGGCGTCAGTATTTAAGTCATCTAACATGTACGAGTCGGCATATCCACTTGGTGGGCCTGACATAGGATCTGATAACATTTCACCAAATGTCTCCACAATATCGAATGAAATGCTCGGTGCGGAGTAAAATTTACGTAACGCATTTGGTGCGCCTGGATAATCTGGAACTATAATATAGCCTGGAACATCAACTTCAAACGTATACCTAACTAATCTTTCCTGGTTCGCGAAGTCATCAAAATTTGTTTGGGACGAAATCTCTGAATTAACATAAGCTACAAACCAGTATCCCTTGTCTGACTCAATTCGAAATGATCGCCTCTGTAGGCTGTGATATGAGGTAATCAGGGCGGCGATCATGTTATTCATTTCCTGGGTGTACTGTGCCCAGAATGTCACCTCATATGAAACATCAATGAACTTAATTGGTGGCATCGTAATGATTTCAAAAATGTTATTACCAAGATCAGGAGTGAGTAATTTTCCCTCCATCGCGGATTTATTCCTATTGCCCCCCTGGCTTCTAACCCCGACTGTGCCTGGGAGTGACCCGGAACCATCGGTGATTGATCCAGCAGTGCGGTTGGCATCCTTTCCTGCCACATGGCCTGGCGTAGCTAAATTGTCTTGGTTCTTTAAATTAAGCTTATTGACCAATCTCTGGTACTCAGGGTCACTGGGCGAGAGTTTCTTCCTAATTGTCAGCGGTTGGTTCTGCCCAGGACCCATGCCTCGAGCAACGTCCTGACTAATTGATTTTCTCATGATTGATATCAGCGGGAGCACCAACCCACCATTTTTATCACGAAGTGGTCTTCGCTGAGCCAGCACGGCAAATCTCTCACCGGTGGCGAAGATGACAGGAATTCTCTTGGTCTCTTTTCTCCGCTCAAAGAAAAGTGGAATATCCTTATCAAAAAGATTAAACAGTGACCTGTCCACATCCTCAATCGTACATGGTGGCAATATCTGATCATCAGGAATATTATTACCCTCATACCCGGTTGGTATGGAAACACCGTCTGTTTTGGATTTTGTAAATCTAGTTGACATATTTTATCTAATTATCTGCGTAAAATGAAGAATTAATTCCGGAGTCATCTCCACGCTCTGATACCTCCGCTGGGCCTGAAATTGGATCCTCCAATTTACCATCCGACATTAACTGTCGCTTATCGCCTGTTTTCCCTAACACGTTTGATTCAAGACCACGTTGTTGGTGAAACTCATGTTGGACTGCGTCGTCGTCAGTATACTGCTCACTGGTGGGTCCATGAGGCTGAAAATCAATCTGTCCCAATCGAGCCTGTTTTCCAACAATCTTAATTGATGTCTCATATTCAACCTGTCCGAATACCTGTCCGGATGTCACAGCCGAGGTTATTTCAAAAAAGTTAGTACCGTAACTAAAATAATCGCCCTCACGAATCTCAATCTCCCTATCAAGCACATCACGTTTGTGCACGTTTGCCTCGATAGTCGCATACTCTTCAGTGCCAAACTTATTTGTCCTTACCTCGCCAGGTTCCCAAGAAACTGAGCACTCGAGTTCCACCGGTGGATCAAATACTTTCTCAGTGGCCTCATCATAAACATCATGAATATCAGTAAGATCCTCACGGACTCGATAGTAATAAATCTTCTGACCCGCAATGTCCTTGGTGACTTCTTTAGTCAGATCTGAGATAAGATCAATCTCGCGGTGGGTTATGAAAAGTCTTGCCATTTAATATCCTAGCCAGTGATGATGGCCTTTCCAATTGGCATTGGAATGGCACTAAGTACCCGACGCATGTTTTCAACCTCTTCGGCCTGGTCGGCCAACAGTCGATTGTACGTCATTGTGTCGAGCATCTCACGCAACTGGGTCTTTAGGCCGGAGATGTCCTCCCTGCCCTCACTAATTAATGTTCCACCATCCAACTGTAAATCGCCACCTGGAATTGGCACACTGCTAAATTTTGACCTAATGTGGCCTAAAAGCTCTTTAGAAAGTGCCAGGGAGAGCTGTCTGACCCACTGCCTTCCGGCACTATTAATTTTGGAATATGTCAATCTTCCAAAGGGAACGTTTGAAATGTTAGAAATCCCATCAATACTCTTGTCATGATAAGATGGATTATATGGATCGGGCGCAAAAGCAACACGAATCCATAGATTTTTTGGATCCGCCTGCGTTGGTTTTGGGTATAGCCTAATTTTAGTTCCATTAATTCGATATGAGTAGTGTGATCTCCTCACCCGGTTGGACATGTTTAACTGTCCGGCACGGAGGACATCCTCATAAATTGGTAGGACATAGAACACGGTCTCTGGAGTAAATGACTCAAATGCGAATTCATTATTGAGGTAATTAACGGCAGAGGTGGTGTCGAAAAATCGGTAACCTGCCTGCGGCGAGTAGTGATACACTTCTCTAATCTTCAATTTTGACCTAGGGGAATTATCACTGGATGAGAATATTAAGCTGCCACCCTCATCCTTGAGTTCAGAATAGATATCGTAATCCTGTCTATCCTTTTCCAGGTCAATGCTGCCTGACACAGTGTTATAAGAACCTCCTATGCCTGCCTCCATGGCATACGGTTCAGCCGATCGAAGAAGAAATTCTAGGTTCTCACGGGGAAGCCTATTTTCTGAACCCGAGAGCGACCCGGTGGGGGCACCCATTAGGTTCATTAACTGTGACTTCGCCGAATGCTCATTGATGATCGAGGAGTACTCTAGGAACGATTCTTCAAGGCATGCCCAGACCTGTTTCTTAGTAAGCTCAACACTAAGAATATCATCACCCAATTTACGCTTGACAAATGTTACAAGTGCATCTGCCTCCGTCTGAAAATCTGTATCAGTATCGAAGAATGAAAACGGAGTCGGGTTTAAGGTATTAGCAAATGTAGCCAAGATTAATCTCCTGTTTCTATCTATCCTTTACTAATTATTGGGTTGCAAACCCGACATCATTAGATTAATGTGTCAATGAGATAAAAATTTAATTTTTTAACTAAATTAGTTTAGCGCCGGCGCATGTGTTTGAGTCTTTTCTGCCACTCTTAGGCGGAGATTTCATATCAATAAATACGCAAACAAAAAACAAAAAAGGGAGGCCCGGATGGGGCCTCCCTAAAAGATCGAAATCTTTTGATAAACTACATTATGATAAGACTAACTTATCAATCGTTAGTTATTAAGATTATGCATCTGCAAACGGTGTTACTGTGTTACCAGAACCGATAAGCGTACCATGTACTGCCCAAGCTCTAACTGCACCAGAATCTAATATAGCTGCAACATGAACAATAGATCCTGCAATACCGCCTGTTGTCGTACCATTCATCGTAATGTAGTCATTCTCACCATCAACAGCTGCTGAGAACGCATTAGTTTGATCTGCGGTTGTATTCACCATTGCCACACCACCTAAAAATCCGTAGGTATCGGTATCACCTATAATTTCATGATCACCTGTCGCTGTTATAGATGAGATGAATGTAAAATACATTCCTAACTCAGGGGATGGTAACGTAAAAGTAGATGCTGCAGCTGTATCAAATACACAAGTAGCACCTGAATTAGCAGGAGTTAAAACTGTGGCTCCACCACCGCTTAACACTACTGTCTTTTTATGACCAGCCGCTAACGTCGTCGGGCCAGTGCCGGTAGACTGAACCAATCCCTTTTTATTTGTAATTTTTACTTTTGGCATAATCTTTCTCCTTAATCCCGATGATTCCGGTCGCCTGCGGGTATCAGGTGATTATATAGACCGGGCCTACACATAGGTATCTAAGATGGAGAGAAATTACCCGGCTTATATGATGAATTTACGCATTTGAGATCATCCACATCACTATTCCCATGCCGGCCTGCACAACCATGAAAACTGTTAAAGCACGAATCTTAAATGTGGTTAGGGATTCAACTTCCCGAATTAACTCTTTTAACTGTGATGGTGAACAGATATCATCAATCTTTCCCTTCCACACCTTTATCTCATCGACCTTATCTTCACGGACCCTCATCTCGGCCAGCTCACGTTTAATTTCCTGCATTTCCACGCTAAGGGAAGAAATACCGTCAGCTAAAGTTTCAAGTTCCTTAAGAACAAGCTTGGAATATTCATTCCAGCCATTCTGACTATCGCTTAGTTTCATCGTCATTACACCTCTTACAACCTAAGGACTCAACGTGTTCAATTAATGATTGAATTTTTTTCATTAAATTCTCTCTTATTTCTGCATGCGGAGAACTTAACTGGCACACTTCATGCATCTCCTGAAGTTTTTCAAATAAAAACCAAAAGGCGTTTGCATTTTTTTTAAGCTGGACATCCCTATTATTTAGCTCTTGTGTAATCACGCGTAGCCTATTTAGACTGGCACTTTGAGACGATCTTTTTTGTGGACTATCACCCATGTGTATTAAATATTACTCACACTGTGCACTTTCTTCCAATTTAAGCAGCCAAGGCATGCAAAATTAGCATAATTAATTGCAGGAGATAATTACAATAAAAATGGGTAGTAATTTTTTTAATCAAAATAGTGTTGGCGTTGCAGCAATTACTTTAAAAGCCAATAATTCAATACCAACAACAACGCCTAACAACTCGGCTGGTGTAATTGGAATTTCAAATCTTGGGCCGGCGTTTGTTCCAATAACTGTCTCAAATTTCACATCGTTTAGTGAAATATTTGGATCGATTGATGGTAAACATTTTGGGCCGCTGGCAGTGGCATACTGGCTTCAAAACGCCCCATCGTGCACGTACATAAGGGTGCTAGGTGCCGGTGATGGAAATAGGCGAACCCAAACGGGCGACAATACCGGAAAGGTTACTAACTCTGGCTTTGTGGTGGGCTCAGACCTTCCACTTACAGCTAGTGCTAATGACTCTGGTCATCCAACAGCAGGGGCAACACACGGTATTGTAAATTCAAATCCATTTGGATCGTCTACCAATGATCCGCTTGGAAATGTTATGGGCCGAACATACTTCCTAGGCTGCTTCATGTCTGAATCTATCGGCTCATCATTTTTTAGTGATGCCGGTATCACACACGGTGGATCTACGACCGCTGTAGGCCATGCCGCGACCGGATCAGTACCAATAATACGTGGAGTGATCATGGCCCCGTCAGGAGTGTTACTGGCACTCTCCAGTAGTCGATACATACTGGGTGATGGCACAGGATTGGCAAATACGGCTAGTACTGTGGCGACCGGGCGTTTTTCCGGTAGTCATGATGGCGGCTTTACTTTTGGTGCGGTTAGAAAAGATCCAAAATATAAAGCACAGGATTCCTTCAATCTATTATTAAATGGTTATCAGGCAACAGGTAGCTTTGAAAACTCATATGAACTATCATTTAATCCGCTAGCTAGCAACTATTTCGCGAGGAAACTGAATAGAAATCCCTCTAAAATTCAGGAGGCCGGACACTATCTCTACACACACTATGATATTCATCCCAATGTGGCGGTGGTTACCGGATCAGGTCGCCTATTAAATAATTGGACCCCTGCGGGGACGGGTGTGGAAGAGTTAGCATTTATAACAACTGGATCACTAACAAGAAATAGTGGAAGTGATTCCATTCCTAACTTTGAAAATTTTGAGGATAGGTACAGGACTGCATTTAGTCCATTTATAATCTCACAAAAGTTAAGAAATAAAAATCATAATTTATTCCGAATACATGCACTTGATGATGGTGAAATTGGAACTAATAGATATAAAATTTCAATTGAAAATCTAAGAAGATCCAATAATAAAGAAAAACCATACGGAAAGTTTGATCTAATTGTTAGGGATTTTAATGACACAGATCAGACACCCTCAAATATATTATCATTTAAAGACCTGGACATCAATCCTTCATCTGATGACTTTATAGGCAGACGAATTGGCGACCAGAAATCATATTTTGATTTTGATAAAAAGGACGAAAGACAAAAATTTGTTGTGGATGGTCTATATGTCCAGCCTAATACAAATAAATTAATTCGTGTGGAACTAAGTGATGATGTGTTAAATGGTCAAATGGATCCGTCAGCCCTACCCTGTGGGTTTAGGGGTATGCACCATCTCGTTACATCCGGATCATCAATCCTGCATGATCCAACGCTAGGTGATGTCATTGAGGATGATACAGGAACACTCATAAAAGCAATTGTTCCGCCCATACAACTAAGGCCATCAATTCTAAAAAAACCGCAATCCGGCTTTGGCAAATCACATAACACAATTACAGATATTTTATACAAAAAATCAAACAAAAAGCAGGGAACAGCAGCAGACACAAATTTATACTGGGGAATTCAATTTGAGCCTATCACTGATTACGAATTTCCAAATGAACAATCTGGCTTAACAGTATTGACAGATTTTGACCCAAATTTTCAAAAGATTACCGGAATTTCAAAAATTACGCTGTCTCCGGTCATCGGTCACATTAGGTACTTTCCAAGATTTCACACCGACTTTAGGAATGTAATTGTTGGTAATAATGAAAGTGTGGCTGATACGGCCGGGACTGTTTTGGATGCTGATAGATTCAATAATAACTCATTCACACTTGAAAAAATCCAAATCATCACATCATCATTTGATCTTCCTGATCCTGACCAGTGGGTTGGTGCATCATACAGAAGGAGCGGTGTTCTCAGTGGATCTTTGGTAAAAGAAAACGGTACATCTACGACCAAAGTTAGATTATTTGATGCGAAGAAGGATATTCCCTTAATTCAAGAAGACCATCCCGATAAATCTGCTGCACATAATCAAAATAATAAATTCATTAAATTCTCACTCTGTATGCAAGGCGGATTTGATGGTGTTAATATCCTAGATTCAGAAAAGAGAACCTTAAGTAATACTGCTGCTCAACGGGAGCGTGTCGATTCATCAAATCAAGGTGGTGAGGACGGTCCCACAATCGCATCATACAGAAAAGCAATTGATATATTTGAGGACAAGAGTTATGCAGATATTCAAATACTTGCAACCCCAGGAATTAGGGATAGGTTAGTGACAGACCATGCTCTCGAGGCATGTGATAC